CTTCTTCCTCTTCAGGTTCAATGGCTGGCAATTCTTCTGCGCCCATGTCAGGAGCAGGCATTTCAGCAGGAGCTATGTCAGCACCCGGAACAGCAGGAGCTTGTCCTGTAACAACACCCAAGGCTGTTTCCAATTGTCCTTTTGAACCTTGCAAGTTCTGTGTCAAACCTGCTAGAGCCGCTGTGGCATCTGCATTGAATTGTTGAGCTTGGTCAACACCAACTTCGTTCTTGATTTGATCAACCAAAGCTGGCAAATCTTTGAACTGCATTGAAGTAACTTGCTCAATCATTTTTTGTACTTGATCAACCATGTCTTGTGACGCTAGTACAACCTGAGCCTGTTGAACTTCAGACTCTTTTAGTTTGCGACGTAGACTGTGCTGACTTTCAGCCATGGCCAATTGCTTCTGTAACTCTTGTTTTTGCTTGTCAAGTTCGCGCATTTGATCTTGAATCTGTTTGCGTTTTTGAACTTGAGCTTGAGCTTGCATTGCGGCTGCTTGTTGTGGAGTCTGTCCCGCTGGCGCAGTTGTTTGTCCAGCCACAACATCTTGCTCACTTAACTTACTGGCAAGAGCCTGTTCCATCATGACCAATTTCAAATAAGCAGGATTTTGCTCACTGCTGTGAAATTCAGGTTGACGACGGTGTTCGCTGATTAGCCCACGTACACGATTCAACATGTCATGTGCTTGACGCTTTGAAATTGATTCAAAGTTAACGGCGGTACCAAAGTGACTTTCCATCACTTTAGCGACTTGTTTGGTTTTTTGTGGCGCGGCCAGATCTTGCAGTTTCATTATCAAATCCTTTTTGTTGTAAATATTTAGCCAAATTAACACATTTGGTCAATTGATTTTCCAATTCTTTTTTACGAATTATTTTGCTTTCTAATTTAATATCAATTGATTCTCGAAAATCAGCTTGTTTGCTGCGACTAGCAACCCCTGCACGCACAAATACATCGTTGCTCACAGCCGTTAATCTTGAATCTGTGTTGTAGATTTCACGAGCCAAATTGTAATTGCGATATTTGTCTGCCACACACCAACTCACAGCAGTTTTGGTCGAACTAAATTCACCCACTGGGTTGGCATAGCAATATACTGTGTAGCCGAGACGAGTGGAAACTATGCGATATTTTCCAAATAATTCATATTCACCCGCATCATTGCGCCAGATAAAATTGGGCATGATACTACGTAATTCACTGCGTACCCAGGCTTCTAATTCTTGATCTTTTGTCATTTATTTAAATACGTAGGTAGCAACTAACCAACCCACTGTGCCTACCAGCAAACCAATTACACCTACACCCCAACTGATCAATTGATCTGTGCGTTTGTCTGCCATGCGTTGCATCATGTCGTGTACTTCGCGCATGAGTTTTTCGAGTCCGACGATTTTTTCATCAACATGCTCAAATCGCTGTTCCAGTTGGTTGTAGCGTTCTGCACACAGTTCTACGTGTGCCTCTAAACTTTTCTTTTCGATATCAGTGGTTTCGGCCATGGTTGTGATTCCTATGAGTTATTTATAGGGATTATGGTAAACCATATATTAGTGTCTATGGCCAACAGAGACGTCAATGTCTGTGTTTCAGTCAACCCAGTCAACATAGGAACACCGTTACAATCTGCTTTTAAAACAGCCAAAGGGTCAGTATCGTCTAAAAAAAGATTTTCATTGTCTATTTCAAATTCAAATTGCCATTGATTGTCAATTCTTGCAGGCGTAGTTAAATTAACAGTCTGTGTTCTCAGCCCAATTAACTGTGTTACAGTTTCCCAGTTGCGTTGTTGATTACGACTGCGATTCCAAGATTCTGTGTCAGTGATGCGACCGCCGGCTTGATCCCAAAAAGGCATGCGTCCAGGTTTGATATGCCCTGTTACACCTGTTGCTGTTATATCGAAAAAGGTTTGACATTGAATTTTCATTGACTGAGATATTTAATGCCAAAAAGAAACCCCAGCGATTAAACTGGGGTTGGTACAAAGTTAATTAAAAATTAAACTGTTGTGAATGTTGCAGAAGCTGCTACGTTTGCAGTTGGGATACCAATTGTTGCGTTAGCAGTTTGAGCAGCAGCTACCAATGTTGCTGTTGTGTAAGCACCAGTTGGGTAGATAGCGATGTTCAATGTTACGCCGTCTGAACCAACTTCGTACATTGCAACTGTACCACCTGCACCAGTCACTGGGCCACCGTTTTGGATAGCTGATAATACGTTGCCTACGTAACCATTTACACCACCTTGAGCAACCAATGAAGCATTGGCGATCAATGAGAAAAAGTCTAATTTTGGACCTTGTGGTTGTACTGGACCTTGAGCAGCAATGTTAGCGTTTTGTGCTACTGAACCATTGCGAACGTCAAGTGCGAATACTGGTTGTGTTGAACCATTTGTTTTTGCGAATGTTGCCATTTTAAATCTCCTAAGTATGTGGGCTTGAGCCCTACACTTATTTATACCAGTTTGGTAAAATTAGAGTTTACTCACCCAAATTAGGGTTATTTAAAATTCTATTGCCTGCCGAGAATCCAAAGCGATTTACTAGCTTGGCGCGGCCTGCATCTGAGGCAACGACCCAACCTTCTTGCCCAGGTTGTTGACGATCCAGCTGATTCAGCATGTCTGTTTTGATTTCGTGTAACAACAAGAAACTAGTAAAGGCTGCTGAAATGCCATCTAGATTTGATCTTGGACTCTGTAGGTATTCCACAATGTTGTTGTACTTGCGCGGTGTCACTGATTTTTGTAACCATGGACCAAAGTCTGCCAACAAATTATCGTAGTTGCTTGTAATTCTTGAATTGATATAACGCTTGCACAACTGTGGCAAATCAGTGATTCCAGCTGCTCGCAATTCTGCAGGATTAAAAAGACTGTCAATTGCGGCGCCATGCTGTGCCACAACTGATCTCAATTCTCGTTCTAGTTTTCTGCTGGGTGTGACATTTTTAATATCTTTTACTGTGGGCTCAATTAATAACAGTCCCGGATGTGGATTAAATGTGATATGCTTGATGGGTTCTGCTGGAGCGGCAGGATCTGCATAACGTGTGTGTACAGCTATGCCCACTTCACTATCGCCAATGGCCTCACCTAGCTTGCTTGTAGCTGGAATACGATATTCAATGAAGTTGGGCTTGAACACATAAGCACCTGCTTGTTCCGGCGGAGTGGCAGTGTACAATAAATCACCCTGTACATAGCCTTTAAAATTACTAGGTGTAGCAGCTTCCAACATGGGCCATAGTTTTGCGTAAATGCCAATTAATTCACCACGCTCACCTGAACGCATGTTCTGTATACGTGCTAGTTGGTCTGGACTAGTAGCTAATCCATCATATCCTTTGGCCAAGAATCCAGACTTGTCTGTTAGCACAAAACGTCCGTCGGGTTTACGACCCCAGATAATTGCAGGTTTTCCGTCCCATTTAACAGTGGTAGTGTCTGAGGTATTTTCAGCCGCTGATTGGATAATGGCCAATGCTTCCCGTATGCCACGTGTGCCTTTTTCAAACACTAGATCTTCCAAGTGTTCAATTCTAGCAGCAGCTTCCTTTAATACTTGATTTTCAAATATGGGAGTCATTCCTTGGTTTACAATACGGTCACGCAGGCGTGCCAAAAAGTTTACTTCTGTGTATCCTGTGGGTGCAGGTAATTCCATACCTTCCATGAAAGGCACACCTTCTCTAGCAAAATGCTCACGTGCATCTTTTAATTTGTCATCTTTTTGAGGATCTTTTTCCAAGGCTCTAACAATGGATTCTACTGACAATAAATCTTCTCGTGTGGCACCTTTGTTTAATAATATCTTTGCAATAGCGTCGGGGTCATTTGAAATGATTTCATTTGTTGCGCGATCCTGTAGGCCAGCTGTTTGATTTAATTTGTAGCCCATTGATTTGGCAATGCTATTCATTAGCACATTGCGATCCTGTCCTTTATAGTTGCTGTCGGCAGGTGCTGATAAAATGAATTTTGAAAATGGCACATCCTTTAAAAACATAAAGTCTGTTTGTACATAACCCGAGTCAGGACGTCCATTGATAGGAGTTTTAAAATGCACTGAAATGCCAGATTTACGAATGTACTCTTCAGGCTTTAATCCATTTAGTTGTGCCCATTGTGTTAATTGAGCAACCATTTGTTCTTTGGTGTATTGCGTGGCATCTACTGCTAGATCCAAGTCGCCCGATGTGGGTTTGCGACCAGTGGAACCCAAGGTAGCATCCTGTAGATCCAGCCCTGTGAGTTGCTCTAGCCAAGCAATGGTGGGTTTTACATCAGTTTGATTGATGCGTTGTGTTAGAGCACGTCCTGACGCATCCTTGAAGATGTTGCCGCCTTCGTACAAATTCATCGTACAAGTCCTAGACGTTTGAGAAAGGCTTGAACAAATCCAGGGTTTTGTGTGGCCTGTGATTGAAATGCTTTGAGTTGTTGTTGGCTTAGCCCTAGCTGGCGAATTGCTTGATCCACATCGACTGCGGTCATAACTGCACCAGCTTGACCTGTTGTAGCGGAACCAGCGGCAGGACGTACCTGAGTGGCATATAGTTTTTCTAAGTATGCCACACTGGTGGGATTTGTAACAGGTTGCCCTAATTCATTTTCCCAGCCCTTGTCTGTTTTATAATAGTTGGATTGAGTACCATTGGGCTGAGTAGCCACTATTTTGATACGTTGTCCTGGCTGTACAGTGCCAGCGGCAGCAGTAGCGGCAGCAGTTTGCCCAGTGTATCCACGAGATTTCAATATTTCTGCGTACTTAGCAGCCTGTGCCTGTGTTTTGTCCTGTTGAGCTTGTCCTGCAGCCACATTGGACGCTGCCTGACGATCCTGCATGTTTTGTACGCCAGTTTTGACTGCGGTGCCAACTGACTTGATGCGGTCAGCAATGCTGGCTTCTTTTAATTGTGTTAGCTCATGAATTTGCATCTGTTTTTCTCACTGTGCGGGTAAACTTACCAGGGTCTTTGAGCTTGATAGCATTCAACAATTTACGTGTGAGATTTTCAGCTTGCTCTGGTGTGTATGTTTGTTCTATGGATTCCAACAAGCGTATGGCTGATGCAATAACGTTTGACGCACGATTTTCAATGACATGACGTTGATCACGTTCAATGTACATTGAATCCAATTCTTCTAATAAACTGCGAGTTTTCTTTTGCATATGGCTAGAACCTTTTTATTATTTATTCTATTGTAGCATGTTTAATAGTTAAATACCAGTCAACTATATGATTAAAAATAACCGATTGTTCACGTTTGGATGCAGTTTTACTCACTACCACTATCCAACATGGGCAGATATTGTGGCCAAAAATTTCACTGAATTTCAAAACTGGGGTGATCCCGGTGGTGGTAATAATTTTATTTTAAATTCCATAATAGAATGCCACAGTAGAAACAAGTTAACCAGCAACGACACAGTGCTAGTATTGTGGTCTGGGCTGTCTCGCATTGATCATTATCAGATAAATCGCTGGATTCATCTACACAATCAGTATTTTGATTTGAAAAACAACAATTCTGCATACTCTTGCCCAACAGGCTACGAATTATTGTCTTTTGCTTGGTTTGCATCGGCTGCTATGTTGTTGGATCATCTGGGAGTAAATTGGAAAATGTTTCACTGGCAACCCATTGACTATGATTCTGAATCATACACCATTTATAAAGATTTAATATCTGACCTACAATACGCACCATTTAAATCAAATACTCACAAATATAAAAAATTACAAACAACTGATTTAGATCTACTGACAGATCTTTATCAACGTTTTTCAGGTCCTGATTGGCCTGAACTAAACTCAATAATGGATCTTACATTTTCCGACATGCCATTACCGGACAATATCAAACATGAGTGCAATGAATTTTTACAGGTGGTTAAAAAAGACAGTAGATTATTGAAAAAATACACTGAAGAGATAGATCTGCATCCCAGTCCTTTGCAACATTTATCTTGGGTTGAAAGATTTTTGCCCGAATATGCTATTACTCAATCCACTATTGATTGGGTTGCTGACATTGATCAACGTTTGTTAAATCAACAATCATATTCATTCTCTCCAAACCGTCCAGTTAGATTCTAACTAAAAGTTTGTCTTTATTGAACCCAACAACTGTTTTAATTTAGCACTCTGTACATCTGCCACTGGAGAGGAGGTTTCTTCATCGCCGGCATCTTGTATGCCCACTCTACTCGATGCTTTGATTTGATCCATTACGTTGGGCTTTTTAACAAACCCTGAACTCTGTTGCTGATCTTCGCCCAAGTCTGTGATACGCATAGTTTCAATATTGTATTCTAAATCTACCTTTTGCCCTACACCTGTACTACTACGACTCTTCATACACTGAATTTGATAGCGTCCACGCTCTTTCATGGCACGTGACGTAAAAATACCAAATACGTTGTCAGCTGTGTTGATCTTTGAAATACCGCCCGAAATATGACTGTGATCAAATTCTACTTCTTCCACCGCTCCACGATTTAACTGTGATGCTGTCACTAGCAATACATTTAATTCTTTTGCTAAGTTACGTAGCTCTTCTGACACATATTTGTCTTTTACGAATAAATCATTGGGACTTACTTTGGCTGACACAGGCATCAACAAATCCAAATAGTCAACCATCACAAAGTCCACCTTGATTCCTGTTTGTACTTGCACTTCTTTCAAGTATGCTCTGACATCATTGATATTTGATTGTGCTGGCAATGCTTTGATACGATACTGTCCACTCTTTTTACTGTATAATTTAACCTTTAATTCTGTAGTGTCCATGTCGCGGCGAATATCTTTTGTCGACATTCCTGCCAACATAGCATCTGTACGCAAAGCACATAGTTCTTCCGACAATTCCAATGACACATACACACCGCTGAGTCCTTGTTGTAACCAACTCAATGCAATGTTCATCATAACAAGCGATTTACCTGAACCCGATCCACCAGCAAAAATGTTCAATTCTCCGCGGCTAAATCCACCATACAATAGTTTGTCCACGCTAGGCCAACCCGTTGACACTTGTCCGCCTGAAGAGAAGTACTTTTCTAAACGACGCTTAGGATCATCAAAATAGTCTGTGCCCATATCTTTTGTAAGTGATATTTGTACAGCATCTTTGATCAATTTTTCTACAGGATCAAACTCGCCTTTTTCCAACAAGTCTGCTGATTTAAGAATGGCACGCTCTAGTTCTTGACGTTTGGTAAAGCCTTCAAACTCTTCCATGAACCAGTTGAAGTGATCTTCGTTTAATTCTGGAATATGATTGAGTTTGACGCCTGTGCTGGCTGCAATTTGTTCGGCCACTGGCATGGTTTTATAATCATTTACGTGCCGGGCTATAAACTCAGCCGCAGGACGCAATGTTCTGTCAAAGTTTTCAGCATTGAAAATAT